AACGCCACCAGTATTCCTCTGTTTGTCTTTATTCCAAACAGACCATTTCCCATTTCCTCCATCAACTAATTTCAAATCCTCAACCTTACCAAATCTACTTATATTGCCTGCCAAATCCACAATCCAGCCACATTCTTTGGAAGGATGCGGGCGGATGGCACGACCGACTATCTGATACCACATAGCAAGTGACATTGTAGGACGTGCCATAACAACTGTATCAAGTTCCGGATAGTCAAAGCCGGTGGTTAATACCCCGACATTCGCCACTACCGAAATTTCACCAGCCTTGAATGCTTCAAGTATCCTTTCGCGCTCACCTTTTGGGGTGTCACCCGAAACGATTGCGGCTCCGGGTATAGACCAGGTAAGCCGCTCCGCTTCTTTCAGAAAACGGGTAAAGACTAAAATACCTTTCCGTTTTCCTCCGGCTTTGGGATTCATCAGTCTTTGGACAATATGAACGAGATAGCCGTAAAAGTCTATCCGTTCATATTCTCTTTGAACTGACCTATCTGTATAGTCGGCACCAGTAGTATTTACTTTCAAGTTAAGTTCGTTCCATCCCGAAGGATTCATTGGATAGTAATTCAACTTCGCCAAATAGCCCATATCTAATAGGGTTGATACCTGTACATGATAAATGACCTCTGAAAAGACATGAGGCTTTGTCCGGGTGATAAATTTCAGCATAGAACCAAAGTCACGGCTGGAACTTAAACGATACGGTGTAGCTGTCAGTCCAAGAACCTTACACTTCACCGCATCAAAAAAATCTTTGTACATACCCTCTTTAGGGTTAACAAGGTGGCATTCGTCCACGATGATGTTCTTGAAGTGGGTGAACAGTTCGGGATGATTCTTCACACTGCCGATTGTAGCAAATGTTATCCGGCTTATCTCTTTTGAGTTGAAGGAAGCCGAATAGATGCTGCAATCAAGAATACCGTATGAGCAGAGTTTCTTGAAATTCTGTTCGAGTATTTCCTTCGAGGGTTGGAACACCAAGGTATGACCATCAAGCCTTGCGGCTATATCCGCTATGATAAGCGACTTTCCGCTGCCCGTAGGTAACACCATAATGGCATTTGTTTTCTTCGCCTTGTTATTGAAGAAAGAAACGGCAGCATCAGAGGCTTTCTGTTGGTAATCTCGTAATACATAACTCATAGCCCTTTCTCCTTTCGTAACTTCTTATTAAGTGCTTTGTAATACTTGATTAGCTGTTCGTACTCAAAATCAGTCATTTTGGAAGTGCTGGCAACTTTCACTTTCAGCAAGTCAAATTTCTGTTGCCCGATTTTGGCTATCAAATTCTCACGGTAGCCTTCAAGGTGGTCGGCACGGAAACGGTTGCAGTTGTGCATGGCATAGCCGTTAGCAATGAAAGTACGCGTATCCGTTTCCATCACGACAATCTCCTCTTTACCTATATATTTGATACTTTTCACTTTGGTATCATATTGAGATTTTAGTTTGCCAAGTTTTTCAATATCCACCTTTTCAATTTTATGCGGACGAACACGCATTAAAAATTGGAGCTTCTCTATGTTTGTACCTGTTATAAGAAATTGCCAAGATTGATACGTTTTTTTAAACGTGCCACGCCTATTTGAATCTTCCATCATCTGCCGACAAGTTTTATTATTTCCTGTGAACTTTTCAAGTAAGCGTTTTATTTCAGAGCAAATATCCATGTACTTCTCACATTGGACTATACCGACACGAAAACCATAGCGTTTCGTCCCATCTGGATTAGAAATATTCTGTTGACAAATATGTCCGTCAGCATCAATCATTCCCGCAATCCATCCGCTTTCATAGGATTTTTCTTGTTGTATTACTTGAAATGGTTTACAGACAATGGTCGTAGTCCTATCTGTATGAGGTCCGGTCTTGTGCTTCCCATGAAGATTTACGCCATTAACCCACATTTCTTGTGTTTCAATCCATGTGTATGAAGTTCCTTGTCTTGCCCTTGCGAGCCATTTATGGTTAGCAGTTGTCTTCATTTTATCTCCATTCTCTAACTCTACCTCATACACATCTTGAATATCACGTTCTATGTGTGTAACCCTTCCAACCCTATATCTTCGTGAAGTTTTATAAATTACTTCTTCGTCAAAAGCAAATATTTCTTCACCAACACTAATTTCACCAAGCTGTTTCCATATAAAATCTTTCATTAAGACGAGAGAATCCGGTGTTAAACAGTGCCGGCATTCGGCATGGCAATTATTCTCATCAAACCGTGTTGCCAAATGTGTACGACTGAAATAGTGCCCGCAGTCTGCTTGTGTAAACGGCTTTATCTGTCCGCACGAGATACATCTAAAATACCCGTTTGGCATTGCATCACGAAGCCGGATAAAAAGGGAAAACTCCTTGTCGAGCTTAGCTTTCAAATCCGGCTTCTTCTTTATTGTTATCCCTGCTTTATCAAACAGAGGTAAAGGCTTGTCTTTCTTCTTGGCCTTTGTTCGTTTTATGTAGTATGGCATTATTTAAATCCCCATTCTTTCATGTAGTCAATGTTTTCAGGAAATCCCTCTACTGATTTAGGACTAAGGAATATTTTCTCACTCTTCAATGGAGTGCCTCCCCAAACAGTAGCAGGGCATTCTTCATATTCTTCTTTAGAAACTTCACTTACATTAAAATGGGGTTGGAAGCCATATCCCATTACGCTTTCCCCTAAGTAAGTACCAAACTTCTTTAAAGCCCATTGAAATGCAATATCTTTATATAGGTAATGTTTAGAAAACACAGCCACATATATTTTATGAGAGAAATTTCCTGTTTCTGTTAAGTCAGGATTACATCTGATACAGAAATACTTAATACGTGAAAGTATTTCTTCAACAAACCTTTCATGCTTTTCGCAATCTTCTTTCGTTAAGAACTCTTTCCCGTCATTTGCAATGTAAATAGTCTTGGTAATTTCTTTTGTTTCCATGCTGTTTTTTATTAAAGCCCCGAAACGTATTCTCCGGGGCACAACCATTATTTACTAACCCTTTTCACCTGTATCTTCATCAATGAAAGACTCCTCCCATGTTTTGAGAACACGTTTTGCAAGGTACATGTTGAGCATCTTTTTCGGGTCAGATGTCACATACCTGATTTCTGTTTTTCTTGTTTCTATCATAACTAAATAAATTCTTGATTTCTTTGTATTTCCTGCTGGGCGTATATCAGCATTTGATGTTCATTTGCAGCCGGCAGATAGATACCTGCCACTGATGCGCTCCAGTTGCGGAAGCGGTCGATGCTGAGGGTCATTTCGCCTGTTGTCAGTTCGGCAGAACTGCGCAAATAGGTTACTTCTTTGCCCTTCTTGTTTACCGTCTTACGTTCAAACAAATCACGGTTGCAAGTCCTCTTATAGAAGTCAATTTTTGCTTCGTCGAGGCTGCAACCGTATTCACTACCGAAATACCCTAAAAGAAGATGTAAATAGCTGTTTTGAGCAAGCGTACGGTTAGGAAGCTTCTTTTTTACTTCCACAACGGCCCGCTCCTTGAACAGTTTGTTTACATACTCCTTAAACTTGGGTATTTGGTATTCATTTTTCAAGTCGTATATCATCCATTTCCAAAGATTTTAGTATCGGTTATAAATGCTCTGTTTTCTTCCAAGAACCGGATAAACTCCTCACAATGATTAGTAAGAATAGGAATATCACGTTCAGGGTTGAAAACGTACGTCTCAGTATAGGTATCTACCACATAGCCGCCTTTGTTGAACTCTACAATGTTATACTCAAATGTCCGTACATCAGAACCGTTCTTCATTAAAGCGTATGGATATACTAAATGCTGGTGGTGATCTTTGAACTTTCCCACGGTATAACTACCGGTTGTTTTGATGTCGTGAACACTGGTAGGCATCAGTTCGTCAATCAGACCGTAAACCAATACATTGCCGTATGCAGTCGGAAGGATTGCCTCTACACGTTGCTGCGTCAACGCCCCTTTGTAGTAATTTGCGAACTCACGACAAAGGGATATAGGAAAGACAAATGAACGATTGTTATAAACGGCTTTCAAGGCTATAACCTTTTGCTCGCCATTCCCTATATCAGAATATATCTTTTCTACCTGCACCGTTTCAGATTTCCGGTTCTCAATCATACAGTCAATGACCTCATTAAAAGCCGTACCCTTGTCGGCAGCTTCGCTGTCAAACGGTTTACGGTTAATACGGTCTATCAGTTCTTGGAACTGCTTCTGCTGAAACTCTTCTTCTGTACAAGGCGGATTCTCACTCCAGCCCCAATAACGCTCATATATGACATCGCTATTAAGGTAATTGAAGTAAGAATCCAATAATGTAGCATATATCTTATACTTAGGCTGCATCTGAATAAGTTTTAGTCTCTTTGTTAAAAATCAGTCCTAATTCTTTCGCCTTAGCTGCCAACATCATTGAGGCTTTCATCCTTGAACTTCCCACATGGTTGAAATCATCAATATGGGCGATAAAGTCATTCGCTGAAGCTGCGTCGGCAACTAATTCTAAACAACCTGTTATATCAGATAGCACTTTGTTATACGCTTCTTGTTCAGCCTTTTTTGATTGCAACATAGTAAGATATGGAGCAATAATCCGAGTAGAGATAAAATCATTCTTGGTCGTCGGATTGCCGTTTTTGTCAAGGATGGTAGGTACTTCCATCACTGAAGGCAAGTTACAAGTATTCTTTCCGTCATTCCTTGATGTCGGATCGAAAGTAATAGTACGTCTCTGCACTCCTCTCTCACTCTTCATTTCCAAGTAACCTAACAAATCAAGTTCGGTGACGATGGAGTTGTAGGACTTCTCACGTAAGGCAGGAATAAACACCGTATCATCACCCTCTTTTCTTGTGTCACGATGGGCAACAAAAATGATATGTTTCTTCAGACTTGATAGCGTTCTTGTCATCCAAGAAAATTCAGCATTGATACCGCCCCAATCTCGAATAGATGGCTGCCTGGTTCCACATTTATAAGTGATGATAAAATCCATCATCTTACCAATGGTATCAACCACAATAGTCTGATAAACAGACAAATCTTCTTGCAAAACCAGCTGAACATCATTCCAAGAAGTGACCTGTACAGTGTCAATATTCTCCAAATGAGCCATATTCATACGCTTAACACCGTTGTCAAAATCCAACAACAGAGGCTTTGGTGCACTCAAAGCTACTGTGCTCTTACCCATACCTGCTTGACCGTAAATCATCATCTTTACGTTTGTTGGAATATTCAATTCCGTTGATTTTCTGATTAAACTCATGATTGTTATATTTTTAGTTAGTAATTATATTAGAGACTTCAATAAAGGATCTATACCATCCTTCAATTCTTTAAGTTTCTTCAGCGAATAAACTTTAGGACTATTCCTATGTACACCAGCTCTTTTCCAAGTCAATGCTCCCGTAGCGCACTGATGAGCCAACCACCTTCTACCAAATCCAAGTCGTATAGCTTGCGTTTCCGTAATCTCATCAATGACCGGATCCTTGGAGATCGCATATTCGCTGACAGCTTCTTTCGCAGCCGCTTTTATTATTTTCTGTAATTGCCAAACGTCAAGTTCCATATAATAAAGGCATATTACGCCCTCTAACTCTTACACGAACACGGGCGATAAGTTCTACATTGGCATTAGAACGGGTTCGGATTTGTTGCCGTTTCATGTCTAAATGACTATCAACACAAAGAATAATCAAAAGTACACAAGCAACAAATGATCTCATGGCCGGCGAAAAGTCCAGCGTCAACCGGATACCTGATATCCTCTCGGCTAACTTTAATGCCAACTCCCTCCCATTCCGAACACCCAAAATTAAAAATGCTGTCTGAAGCTGGTTATTTATCGTGCTTACTGCACGATGCTTCAATACGGCAATCTCCTTTTTTTCATACCCGGCTGCGTACATTTGTGCTGTAATGTCACATTCGGGCGTTAACTCGGTGAATACTTTCATAATCGTGTGTATTTAAAGTTTGAATCAGGAATCTCTAAATACTGTAACTATCCCTTTCGGAACATTAGTTTCCGATCTCCACTTATGTCCATTTTTGTACCCTTGTGCATTAAGCAATGAAACATTGTTGCGCACTGTGCAGACTTTATCGATAGGAAATTCTACTTTCTTCCCTTTCTTTAAGTCTCTCATACGAGGCATAATTTCTACTTTTTTCTCCATAAACTGATTATATTTAATTGAATGTGGACGGAACCGGTAACGATCCGGCATACACACTTCCGGCTGTGTGCAGAGCATTCCATACGCCCGTTTGCCGGGGTTTTCACCCGGCTGCTTTTGCTAACCTAAACACAAAACGAATTAAACAACTTCAAGAAAAGCCTTAATAGCCAACATTTTCTTTTCAGCTAACACTTTGGCTGCTTCTTCTCGATTTTTCCAACCTTTATAAAGTTCGAGGTCCTTTTTTGTACTTTCGAGGTCTTTATTAAGAGACGACACCAATTCAATCAGTTCCTCTCTTGTCATTTCTTCAATACCTTTTGTTTCCATATACATTATTATTAATAGTTACCAACTTTTTTCTTTATAAATGGCAATCGTTAGAATAACCGACATCACGAATGTTAATACGTGAAACGGATTAAAGAACATGCCAACAAAACAGGTAGCCGACATCAGTACTGCGCAGATGAATAAAATTAGCTGCACTCTTGAATAAAAAATTACTCTTTTCATAAGCGTTAGAATTAAATTGTACCCGGCAACCGATTCGATCGGCAGCATCACACATTATGCCGGGCTATATATTAAAGCGACATTCGATAGACCGTTTAACACCGATCCGGGACAAGTCAACCGGACTTCACGGACACGACATAATATCCAATATCGCCAACCTTATTACCTTCATTAATAAGTTAGTTTATAATCCTTTCGTTTCAACCCCATTTCTGCGGGTACTAAGGTGTAAGTAAGAGAAAGAACCATCAGAAGTGACCGGGTGAGATATGCCCTACGCCCACCCGACCGGGCTTTAGTAAGCCGTTATGAAGTTTTCTACTTTGAAGCTTCTGAATCCATTCGCATCTACATCGAAGTAGCGGACAGTTTTGTAGTTTTCTGATCCAGTTCCTTTTATTAGGCTCTGAACATCTTTGAGAGTACCCTTAGCACGGCGAAGCGATCCATCTGCCTTTTCATAAGCGAACGTTACAATACCTCTGTGCATTTGCTTTGTCAACCGGTATAAAGCCCATGCGCGAGAAAGACATACGGTGAATGCTTTACCGGTTGTTCTCATTAGCTCATAAGCCATACAGAATACTTTGTGTCTAAAATTTAAAGTTTTCATAATCGTGTGTATATTAAAGTAGTCCAAAGACTACCGGTTAAAACTTGATACAATGTGGTGAAACTTTGCTTTATCCACCCCTCTAAATGAGGCTTCATTAAGAATGTGATCAGCGACATTATCATTAACCTTGATTGCCTTTAGCGTATTAATATCAATATGATAAGGTTCGTCGGTTGGCTTTGCGAGAGGCACGTAGCCTGTAAACGGAAAATTTCGTCTGCCGATTGGCCAAACTATATAACCATGAGGATATTCATCTACAATCTCGAAAATATCTTTACGATTGTAATTCTCAGTAACTAATATATTCATAATCGTGTGTTAGTATAAATAGTTGTTCATTGCTTCGTAGCCACCAAATATTTCGGTAATAGGATCGTTAGACCAATCCAGTGGGGTGAGATATTCAACCTCTCTTTCGAGAGATTCTATTTCTTCAGAGAGCATTTTCACGATCTCGAACTTGCAGTCTACATTATATATGTAGCAGGCTTCTGCTTCGCTGATCGTGCTCAATGCTTCTAACTCTACTTTTGCGTTTTCGAGTTCTGCGAGTGCTGTTTCATAAGTTCGTACCATAATCGTGTATTTTAATGTGTTTATCCTATTTACTTTATTAAATCAATCTTGTATCTTTGTCGTGATTGATTGTTTGATGATGCAAATATAATACCATTTAGTATCATTCAATACTAATCAGTATTAAACATTACACTATTTAGTATTTTTAACTATATGACAATAAATGAAAGATTTGCTGAGATACTTAAAACAAAGAATATCAGCGTTAAAGAAGCATCCGTATTAATAAGAAAATCAGAGGTATATGTTCGCAAGTTAATGCGAGCAGGCGAAAGCTTTGGTATAGAACCCGTGCTTCTAATACTAAACAGTATAGAAGATATTAATCCTGATTGGCTTCTTAGAGAAAAAGGAAGTATGTTTAGAAGTCAATATAACACCGAAGAACCAGCCCCCATCACCTCCGAGCGTTTACTTTCTATCATAGAGAGCCAACAGAGAACCATCGAGAACCTTTCAAGGAAATGAAAGAATATACCTCAATCGAGAAAGACACCATATTAAGATGCTTCTATCTTGGAGTTTCTATAAACTACCAATCATGCCAAGATATTATCAACATTCTTGTATCTGATGGATATGTAGTGCTACGTACATCCGTAAACGGAAGGGCATATCATATCACAGACAAGGGAAAGGGATTCATCTTGCAAGGCGGGTATGCTAAACAAGACAACGAAAGGAAACAAGAAAAAATAGAAAAATGGAAAACAAGTACCATTAATTGGATAATGGCACTTGTAATAGCCATCGCCAGTTCAATAATAACGCTTATCGTAACAAAACTGCTATCGTAATAAGACTACCGAATATGGCGCCTAACATACACATGGATACGAATAACCGGCTATTCATTTTTACCAATTCATTCGTGACCTCGTTTCTTGTAACCCTTAGTATAGCCTTGATTTCTTCAAAATGACAGTTTGAATCTTGCCAATAATCTTCATCCATAACCTATATAGTTTAAAATTTGCATCACCAATATTTCAAAGAACGACAAAATAGGATGTTTATCCTATTTACTTACATCAATCATCTTTGCATCTTTGCCGTGATTGAATGATGATGCAAATGTAATCAAATATATTACATGTAATATGTTCAGATTACATAATTATCATTTATTAACTCTTTTGGTATTACATAGGAATTTTTACGTCAGAAAAACATTTCATAACTTTATTATATGAGAATCAATAGATTAAATATCGGCCAAGAAGTCCGAATAAAAGTGGAAGAAAGTGGCATATCAAAGGCCAAATTCGCTGAATTACTGGGTATTGCTCGTCAAAATATAGAAAAAACAGTATTTCAGAAGCATAGTCTTGATACAGACTTACTTTGTAAGATAAGTGAAGTGCTGAATTGTAATTTTTTTGATTACTACAAATCAGACAATCCGTGTAATAAAAAAGATTACACAGAGCAAAAGGAGATAAAGGCTACATTGTCTATAGAAATGGGAACTGAGAAAAAAGAACAGGTGCTTAGATTCATATTCGGAGATAATAATATTGAAATACTTAATAAGTAAAATATCATGAAACATTGGGAACGTTGGATAATTTATCCATTACTTATTATAATTACAATTGTTGCTTTAATTTCATTATGTCAAGAGCATCCAAGAGTAGTCGGACTTGATTATATTGGAGTAATAATAGGAATACTCACGCTCCTTGTTACCGCACTAATAGGAGGACAAGTTGTTAATTATCTAACTTTTGAAAATAGAATAAATCATAAAATAAAGAAAGCCAAAGAAGAAGCCAAAAGTGAAGTTGGAAAAGGCATAAATGATGTGTTGTACCATAATATGTACTTGATATTCTTTTTCCAAGGGATAACAGAACTAAGGAACACACAATGTGAAGCATCTTTATATTATCTGTTCAAGAGTATAGAGTGTCTGATGCAGACAAGTATAGATAGAGATAAAATAGACGAAATTATTTTGAAAATTAAGAAAATAAAACAAGATTTTCCGAGAACTATGATTCCTCAAAATAACATTGAGGAATACATTAAAATAATAGCATCTACTGGACATAAGGACAGTAGAGAGATTATAGAAATGCTAAAATCAATGAAGGAGTAGTCATATTTTTAACAAGTATATCATTTACCATTAAAATTCGATACAATGGAATACCAAAGTGAAATTAGAGATAGTGTAATAAACGAGCTATTAGAAAAAGTTTCTAACAGAAATTATAAAAAATATCTACTAAGATTAACACTTAATCCTATTAGGGGGTTTAATAATGAAACTATAAAATTCGATTTTCCTGTAACAGCATTAATAGGACCAAATGGAGGAGGGAAAACGACTGTACTTGGAGCCGCAGCATGCGCATATATATCAGAAAAGCCAAGTCGTTTTTTCTCAAAAAGCGGTTCATTAGACAACAGCATGCAGAACTGGAAAATATTATATGAATTGATAGATAGAGATATTAACGCCAAAGAATCAATACAACGAACAGCTAAATTTAAAAGCTATAAATGGTATCGCGATAATATGAGCAGGGCAGTTTCTATATTTGGAGTATCAAGAACAGTTCCTGCTACAGAAAGAAACGAAATGAGAAAATGCGCATCAACTGTTTTTAAATATGACTCATCTCAAGTTGAGAAATTCAACGATTTAGTAGTTTCTGCAGCATCAAAAGTGTTAGGCAAGAACCTTTCCGGATATTCTCAAATAAAAATTGATGACAATGGGAGAGTAACATTATTACAAGGATTAACAGACAATAACATCTCTTTTTCTGAATTTCATTTTGGAGCAGGAGAGTCAAGTGTTATTAGAATGATTATGAAAATTGAATCGTTAGATGAAAATTCTCTTGTATTAATAGAAGAAATTGAAAATGGACTTCATCCTATTGCGACTCAAAGAATGGTAGAGTATCTTATAGATTTTTCTAAGAGAAAGAAATCACAAGTTATATTTACGACTCATAGCAATGATGCGTTATTACCACTTCCTCCTAAAGCTATTTGGGCAGCAATTAACAATACTTTATTTCAAGGGAAATTGAATGTCAAATCATTAAGAACAATAACAGGGCAAGTAGAAGCATCTTTAGCTATTTTTGTAGAAGATGAATTTGCTAAAATGTGGATTGAAACTATAGTGTCTGATGATTCATCAATTATCGAAAATTCACTCGAAATCCATGCAATGGCTGGAGATGGAACTGCAATAGCTATTAACAAATACCATAACAATGATCCCTCTGTAAAATTCAAATCAATTTGCATTATTGATGGAGATTCAAAACAGCAAGATTCTGAAGCAGACAAGGTTTTTAGATTACCGGGTGAATCCCCAGAAAAATATATTTATGGTAAAGTTGTAGAACTAATAAGCAACCCTAATGAAACAAAAATCGGAGAACTTAGTTTATTATTACAAAAAAGATTTGAGGACAGTAACTTCGTTGAAAAAAAAATCAAGGATGTGGGAATAACATGTCGTGATTATCATTTATTGTTTTCACAAATAGGAAAAAACATAGGCTTTATTTCAGAAACAGTTGTAAAAAGTGCCTTTTTACATTTATGGTCTAGATATTATACAGATGAATCCGGGAAAATATTATCCATCATAAAAAACAATATGACTATATAAGAAACATGAAGAAAATTTTATTTTTAATGATAATTATAATCACCTTCTCCTGCGGAGGTGGCAAAACAGAAATAACAGGCGCAGATAAATATATCAACACCATCACAGGATTCACCTGTGAAAAAGCAACTGTTACCGATAACGGCTATTTAGTGATCGCTATTGACGCAGATTCGGATTCAGGATATGATACGCTTGCTTCACAATTTCTTGAAGAAGCTAAAAAAGAAGGTGTATCTGGACTAAAAGGAGTATTGATCGTCGATATAAAAAAACTCGAAGTTTGA